TATAGCAACATTATTATAACCAACTGTGTGTGCTGTACCTGTGTGGGACCCAACAAAAGTGTTAAAAATCCCAGTTGTGTTTGCCGTGCCTGAAAGATAACCTAAAAATGTATTCCTGTCACCAGTCGTAATTGCAGTACCTGCTTCGTCACCCACAACAGTATTATAATTACCACCTGATGTTATACTATTACCTGCGTTGACACCTGCTCTAAAGTTAGATGTACCTAGTGTACTACTAGATATGTCTGCACCAAAACTTACGTTACTTGCGAATGCACCACCGTCTACTGCTGACACAGTATCAGCTACACTAAATGCATCATAGACTACTACCTCAAGTATATCATCTACTGCAGCACCAGATACCAATACAATAGATGTACCTGTAGTTGATGCGTAGTCAGTGACAGCCTTAAGCATTACACCATTTAGATATACGTCAGTGTAGTTCGTATCTGTATATGTTAGCGTTACGTTACTATTGTCTGCACCACTAAAGCTAGTCTGACCTGCCGTAGCTGTGTAGTTGTACCGTGTACGTAGTCCAACACTAGGTGATTTTCCTATGTATGGCATTTAGTTATTCTCCTATTCTAACGCTGTTATTCTAGCTTCAATATTTGCAAATCGTTGTTCGTTGTATGCGGCTACAAAAGATAATAACTCAGGGTATCTAATGCCCATTCTAGTTTTAGAAACTGCACCTTCTGTACCTTCTTCCACTTCATTACCTTCAGAATCTACAAGCCATGTACTTGAGATAAACAATGAGTAATCACCAGCATCTAAACCTTCTGCTGTAAAAGCAGCTTGCACATCTTGGGCTATAATACCTGTATGAGTACGAGCATTATCACCCTTGGATGCAACTTTATCTTTCCAACGGAATGTCTTAAACAGTGCTGAGATACGTTTACCTACCAACATTTCAGTTGAAGTAAGTGCGGCTATGTCTTGCTTTTCGGTTTGGTCTGATGTTTGAATTGTGCCGTTGGTAGCGAAAATGTCGTCATACCTATAAGAACCAGATCCAATGTCTAAATTGTTATCGGTGATTGTTGCGCCACGCATAGGCAAATAACCGTCACCACCGAAATCAATACCAGACTGAACGGTATGTATCTGCAAATTACCGCCAGAGCTTCTGCAAACAATACTCCCCACCGTGGTGCTGTCTTTGCGGAACGAAAGAATGCCTCCATCCGATGTGAGCCTGTCCATAACAAAAACAGTGCCGTTATCTCTAGTTGCCGCAGTGAACCCTGATGCGTTTGCTTCAAAGCCAGCTACATCGGAGTTTGCACTCGTCTTACCCACAAGCAGGTTGCCCGATGAGTCGATACGCATACGTTCTGAAGCATTGCCAAATATAACACTACCACCTGACTTTGCAAAGAGTCCAACATAACCGCTTTCAGAAAGTAAATAACCTTCTAGCGTGTCGCTAATGTCTAAATCTAATCTAGCAACACCAGTTGAGTTAATAGTTAATGCAGTTTGACCTGAGTAACTATTAGGACTAGCTGTTCCAATTCCAACAGCATCATTCCCACCATCAACAAAGAGCATATTAGCATTACCGTTAGACTCAACACGGAAGTCTACATCAGTTGAGCCTTCATTTATTACGACACCTTGTTCTTGTCTAATCTTAGTTAATGCCATTTGTTTATCCTTCTAACGCTGTTATTCTAGCTTCTAATTCTTGTATTGTTTTTACGAGCAATGGTACTAACTTGCTTTGGTCTATGCCTTGGTATTTAGGGACACTACGAGTACCCATGACAGCTTCAGTTGTGACGTTACCATCATCATCTAATACTGCTGGAGTTACTTCGTACTCTTCGTCCATCATTGCATCTTTAGCGCCAGTGATTGCTTCTGGTACTACTGTTGCAACTTCGTGAGCTAAGAAGCCATCTACTGCTCTATCAGTGCCATCAGCTATAAAGTTAAATCGTGATGGCTTAAGTTGCTTCAGTCTTGTTGTTGCATCCCAGTCGTAGACTACGTTCTCTTTTAGGCGGTAGTCTGACGAGGTGTTATATGCAACACTTGAACCACCAGTATTAACAATTTCTCCACAAACACTACCATTACGCCTAAACTGAATTAAATCTCCTTGAGAATCATTACGAGCAACTATCATTGTTTCACCAGAAGAATCTCTACTAAAAACAGCACTATCGCCACCCCTAATAGTATGACCATTTCCAGTGTCTCCTACTGATGTTCGTCCCACCAACAAGTTGCCTGACGAGTCGATTCGCATACGTTCTGCTGAAGAACCACTATTAGTAGTCCAAAATGTCATGCTATTTACATTATTAGCAGCTCCGTTATAACAGAAAATACCAGCGTAACGATCCGTTTCATTCGCATTTCCGTGTAAGCGAATGCCTGTAGCAATTTGATTTGTTACACTACTTGTTGGCTCAATGACAGCGTATCCAGCGTTTGCTGTTTTTACTGCTAACTTTCCACCTGAATCACTAGGCGAACTCGTCCCAATGCCAATCTTATCATTCCCACCATCAACGAACAACATATTAGCATTACCGTTAGACTCAACACGGAAGTCTCTGTCTAAACTTGTTTCATTAAATACATATTCGGTTGGTCCGAAAAACATAGTGGCTACACCACTTTCAACAAGAAATAATTTTGAAGTATCGTGTTGATAACCTATACCGCCTTGATAAGCTTGAGCACCTGAAGTGCCATCTGCAAAATATAAAGCACCGCTTGTATCACTTGCAGTAGCAATGGTAATACCAGCTTCACCACTTGCTTTAGCTACAACTAATTGCTCTGCTCCTGAGTAATATGAACCTGGTGTTGATGTCCCAATTCCTACCGCATCATTCCCACCATCAACAAAGAGCATATTAGCGTTGCCGTTAGATTCAACTCTGAAGTCTACATCTGCACTAGAGTCATTAATAGTTACTGCACCATCTAATGAAGCACCAGCAGCAGATATTGATGAACTAGCTGGGTGTACTACTGAGCCTATAGTCACACCTAAATAATTAACAAAGATGTTTGCTGTACCACTAGAGGGTGCTGCACTAAATGTAAGTGTAGTACCATTAGATACTGCGTAAGCTGCGGTGTCTTGGATAACGCCATCTACAGATACCAATAAGTCTTGGTCTGTGCCTACTGGTCTACTTAATGTAAAGGCAGTTGTACTACCATCGCCATTAAACTGTTGTACAGTAGGTATGCTAGTAAATCTATCTGCTGGTGCGTTACCAATGTATGCCATTAGGTGATCTCCATTATACTCAATGTTCCGCTTAGTTTGTCTGCTACAGAACAATCAATCGTAATTTGATCTGTAGTCTCTAGTACCACTTTGTTACCAGACATAAGCTCTAATGCACTACTAGCAGGTATAGGTGCATCTTTAACTATAATGCTTGTACCGTTAGCGGTGTTATTAGTTACTGCTCTGTTTGCTGTATCACTTACTAGTCTAACTGTAGCTGTAACTTGAGATGTGTGTATATTAGATAATATCAACCCCAAAACAACTGTAGTTGTACTAGAAGCAGCAGTGTACATTACATACGGTGTACCTGCACTAGCAGGTTCTGCTGCAAAGTTTACAACCTTAAACGTGTTTGCCATGATTTAGTTCCTTTCTTATCCTAGTGCAATGGCTAGGGCTGTTGCATCATCTGCTGCTGATGTAGTGGTGGCTATAGTTCCAGCTACACTAGGCAAGGTTAATGTTATATCAGCCGTTGATGCTGGGCCGATTAGTGTTACTTTATTTGTTCCGTTATCTGAGTCCTCAAAGAACTCTACAAATCCTGCTGATGTAGCTCCATTCTTAACTGACATACCTGCATTAAATATGTCTTTAGCTGTTGATGTTGATACACCCACCTGTGCAGTAGTTCCACTAATTTCTACGTTACCATTGATATCTATTAATGTAGAGTTAAGCTCAATCTCATCGTCTGCATTAATGTCTAAATCACCATCAGCAGGTGAACCAATGTTAATGGCACTGTCACGAAACTGAACTACCATAGCTGCATTAAGAAGTATACCTGTATCTGCAACGTGTGTCAACGTTACATCTTTATCTGCACCGAACCCTAATACTGCAGCATCGCTGTCTAATGTTAAATCATCACCTACAAGAAGATCACCGTCTATATCTACGTCACTAGAGAAGTCACCTGTAGCTGCGTCTAGTTCACCAGTAACAGTAAAGTTACGTAAACCTGTGTAGTCTTTGTTAGCGTCTAGTACAACTGCCTTAGATGCAATCGCTGTACCTATTGCAGTACTACCTAAGTCTAGTGCGTTGATCTCACCTACAACTACAGTAGCTCCATCTAGTATGTTTAACTCTTCTGGTGTAGAGCTAACTTGAGTATTACTTGCTGCAGCTAAAACAGGTAGTGTACCTGATTGGTTAGGTAAGTTAATTGTTCTGTCTGCTGTAGGATCTACAACTGTAAGTGTAGTCTCGTGGTCATCTGCAGTAGCACCTTCAAACACTACAGCGTTAGCTGCTTCCATAGTAACTGTGTCAACTTGTGTAGTTGTACCTGTTACAGTTAAGTCACCCGATATAGTTACATTGTCTGTAAATACTACATCGTCTGTTCCTGTAGGAACTCGCATAACAATAGTATCAGCATCGTTTTTAATTGTTACATCATTTGTTGAACCTTGACCTGTAAGGATAAGACCTTCAACAGATGTGTAACCTATAGCTGCGTTATCTCCTGCTGCTGTGTCACCTGCTGGCTCTACTGTACCTGAAGTAGTAATGTTACCTGCTGCAACTACTGTACCTGATACATCTAAGTTACCATTTAAATCTACTGTAGTAGCAGCTAATTGTATCTCTGTATCAGCAACAATGTCTAGTTGACCATCTGTGCTAGAGTTTAAGTATAGCCCTGTATCACGGAACTGTATCTTATTGTCTGTAGCTATAGTTGTAGCAGCAGCTATGTTAACTGCACCATCAATATCAACTATGTCTAAGTTAGCTGTACCGTCTATATCTATATCACCAGATATATCTAGTGCTGTACCTATCAGTGTCTGTGTCAGTGTTACCTGACCATTAGAAGCAATAGTTATAGCGTCTACATCTGATGCAGATCCTATAGTCTTACCGTCACCTATGATTATGTCATCAGCAAATGTAGCAATACCAGTTACACCTAATGTACCACTGACATCCATTGTACCGTTAACGTCAATAGCTGTAGCGTTAAGCTCAATCTCATCTGTTGCGTTAATGTCTAAGACTGTAGCACTAGGAGCGTTAATAAACTGTGACGCATCGTTAAACTGCAGTGCCATTGTGCTGTTAAGTAACAAGCCTGTGTCAGCTACGTGTGTCAGTGTGACATCTGTATCAGCACCAAAACCTAGTACCGCAGCATCAGATAAAAGTGTAAGATCATCACCTACTGTAGCATCAGCAGACATAGTAACATTACCACTAACACTAGCAGTACCGTTTATATCTATTGTAGTAGCTGTAAGGTCTATTTCATCTGTAGCACCTAGTGATAATACAGTAGCACTTGAGCCATGTATAAACTGTGATGCATCATTAAATTCTATTTTGTTTGTACTATTTACACGAACACCTGTGTCTGGGATATGTGTAAGTGATACGTCTTGGTCAGCACCTAAGTAGATAACTCCTGAGTCACCTAAGTAAAGATCACCGAACTCTAAGCTAGATGTACCTAGTGTAGCACCGTCAGCTACTGTAGGTACAAACGCTGTAGTAGCTGATATAGTAGTACCAACTATTGTACTAGAGCCAGTTATAGCTCCAGTTACACCTAGTGTACCAGCTACAGTAGCATTAACGTCAACATCAAGTGTATCAATGTGAGCTGTGCCATCTATAAAAATGTCACGCCATTCTTGACTAGCACTACCTAAGTCATACGTATTGTCATCGTCAGGTATGATGTGTGAGTCTACGTCTGCACCAAACACAACATTGTCTGACGCACTGTCACCTAACGTAAGTGTGCCACCATTAAATGTAGTAGTACCTGTAACTGTTGCATTACCTGCTACTGTTAAGTTACCACCTACTGCTAGGTTGCCAGATATATCAGCAGCACCATTCATATCTATAGTAGTAGCTGCTATCTGTATTTCTGTGTCAGCTACAAGATCTAGCTGCCCATCTGCTGAAGAGTTAATGTATATTGCTGTATCACGGAACTGTAGTTTTTCTGTAGAAGCTACAAGTATGTCATCAGAGAACTCAAAGTAGTCTTCGTCTTCCATCCACGACATTACACCGTCATTAGATTCACCGTCATACGTTACTACAATGTTTTGTCCTGATGCACCATCACCTATGGTGATAACGGAACCCAATAACTTAGTTATAGGACCGCCTTCTGCGGTTGTACCATCGTGTGTGTGTCCTGAGCTTGCAGCAAAAGCAGCTAGTAGCTGGTCAAACTCGTTATTAGTGTGGTCTGCGGTAATCGTATCTCCGTCAGTGTAAGACGATTGCCTTGTGTAAGTAGCACCCATTTATCTTCTTGCTCCTGTTTGATACTCTAATTGAAATCCTTTAAGTGAATAAGGGGCTGTATTACCGCCATCATTAACACGTAAAGCTACAGCAAACCCTGAACCCTCAACGGATTGCCTAACTAGAGGTTGTGATACACCACCGTAAGTAGGTGCGCCATAAGATGAAGTTCCGTATATAGCAACAACATCAGTCGAATCTAAAGGATATGCTGCAGGTCTAGCTGACTCTGGGTCTTCGTAGTCATATCTTATAAAGAGATCAGCATCTATTGCTGCTTCGGGTTTATAGTTAACAATAACCCGTTGCATATGTTTTCTAATACCTGGATCTTGAAACGTTAAGTCTGGACTACGATACTTACCAAATATAGTAGTACCGTCAAAGTCATTTCCTAGTTCTTGTCTGTATACGTAACCATTAAACCCACCATGAAGAACTTTTACATCACCTGTAGTAATTAAGTCATCTGTTGCAGAAGGTTTTAAACCTCTTATTTCAGAAAACTCGTATTTATTGTCTCTTTTAACACAGATTATACCTTTAGTAGCTGCTTCTGTTCTTCCGTCTTTAGTAAAGAATATTCTGTATTGTGTTTTGTCTGCTACAACTACACTGTCAAATAAAGTTGAGTCAGCTATATTCTCGTCAAACAAAGACTGTACGTTTGTACTTATTGTACCTAAGTCAACGTCACCAATGTTAGCAGTACCAGCTACTGTTCGTAATCCGTCAGGACCAAGAAATATTAAGTTACCAGCAAACTCTTGTATTGTGTCACCGTTTATGCAACCAATGTTACGTGTAACTGGAGTTACAGCAAAATTAGCTGACGATGTTCCCGTCAATGCGAAGATCCTGTTTTCACAGAATATATACAATGCATCACGGAAAGATTTTATACCTGTTATAGTATCATCTATTTTAATGCTACCTGCACCCTGACCACTCTGAAAAGCATCCTCATCAAAAGGCTCACTAAATACTAGTTCTTGTGGTGTAGCTGACATACCAGCGTAAAACATATGTTGCTTAAAAGATATGACAAACTTAGCATTAGATACAGAACTCTCACTTATATCTGTTGCAGCTAAAGAAGTATTAAATACTGTTGGAGGGTTGTCACCATCAACTACAACTATCTTATCGTTGCCATCAAAGTTAAAACGCTCAAACTTATACTTACCTGCGTTTGTTCTTCCTGTATCTCTTACAGTCCAGTCTTCAGAAATTATATCACTTTTAGCGTGTGCTGCTGCTGTAGTAGAAGATGTAGCGCGAGTTACTCCAGTAAATGTAGTGGCTGTAATACCTGTATAAGTAAAAAACTCACTGTTAACTTGTAGTGTACCACTAGAACTAAACCCTGTAGTAGAATCTACATTAATAGTACCTGAACCTGTCATCGCTGTATTAGCAGCTATACTCGATCCTAATACATTAGTAGCGGAACTCCATATCTTTTCACCACGAGCAGCTAATACATTATCACTAAAAGCAGCTACCATTAACACTTTTTCTGAGTTAGCTGATGTAAAAGGTACAACTTGATTAACGAACTTTTTAAAACCACTAATACGTCTGTAGCCACCCTGAATGTCTGGTTCAAAGTTCTCTAGTTCTAATGCCTCTCCTGGTTGCATCATAAACGTAGAACGATTTAGTATAAGACCACCCTCACAGTTAAAGGAGGCTGGTTCTACCTGTGAACTATCTGGCATATTAAGATACTCTTAAAGCGTTAGGTCTTGCAACTGAAGACGTTCCTAATGGGTATGTTGAGCGTAAATACTCAAATCTATTAACTAGTAGTGATTGCATACTTTTAATACCATCGTTAAACAACTCCATGTTTAATTGGTATTGAGCAACCTCACCTCTGTATTGATAAACGAAAGCTGTAGCACCTGCAACAATAACGTAAGAAAACCTATCGGGTATAGTAGTAGTGTCACTGTGAGCCGCTAGATCTGCAGGAAAAGTAAAATAGTCGAACTTTATTTGATATGACTTTGTAGGGTGTGGATATAATAAGTAATTATTATCTGGCTTTCTAACTACGTACTGAGGTAAACCACCACCGTCAAACTGAGCTACAGTAACACCACTATCGTGAGCAGCCGCTGTAGTAGCAGACGTAGCACGGGTTACACCTGTAAACGTAGTAGACGAACCTATAGCTGTATAAGATACAATCTCGTTACCTATATACAAACTACCTGATGCTGAAAAACCTGATGTACTA